TTATTGTTAATTAAAATGGGGGATTCATATTCCCCATTTTTTTTGTTATACTTTAATTATGAAACAAGAAATTTTCAAAGTTAAATATGAATCATACACGGTTGTTGCGTATCAGGACTCGTGCCCATTAACCTATCCAAATCCTGAAAAGGAACCTTATGAGGGATATTATGAGCATTTGGTAAATAAGAAGAAAGGGAGGTCTCAAGAACTTTTTTTAGAAGATTACACTTCTAGCGTTGAAGAGGACTATGTCTATAACTATGGAAATCCTCTCTGTATGGTGTTAAAAACTTACACTATGGTTCTTGTTGAGAGAACGGAAGATAAGGTCTCTATCAAGGTATATGATGGTTATAGACGACGTAATGTTGGTAACACGTGGTTCAGAACAGTTCGTAATCTTAATTTTATTACAGTCAATCTTAAGACAGGTGATGTTTACAATGGGCATTTACGGAACCGTCAGAATAAAGTAAAAGTATATAATAAACTACGAAAAAACTTTTTCTATAATGACCCTATAAACGAGTTAACTTTTTTGATTAAAGGTCACATATGGTCTTACTCTTACAACCACCTTGATGTAATCAAAGACGCTATTTCAAAGTTTATGTATGAGGTTGATGGAAGAGAAGATTCATCCGACCTCAGTTTTGATAAAAGATTATTCAAATTCTATTTAGATAATAAAGGGATAAAATATCCAAATAACTTCCATCTTTATTCTACTAAGTTACTTGGAAAAGAAATAAGAAAAATATTAAAAAAGAATGATAAAAGGTTAGTTGATACCTTTATGATTCACAATGGATTGGCGGGCAAGCAACTCAAAAAGGCTCTTCATAATTGTCAGCGTCTTAATGTTGATTTATATCAGATTGCTCGAAAACTATTTGGGGACGATTGGATTAACCAAGATGACAATTTCATACTGAATGTCTTGAATTCTGAATACCAAATTCCTGAACGTGAAATTCCTGCCGAATTTACGAATGTTATTGGTAAAGATGAACTTCGTAGGGTGTTTAATTTGTTCAAGAAAGTTTTTTTTGATAATGACTTGGATATGTATAATTTTGTTGACCATATCAGAATGTATACAGAATTAAAAATGTATGGAGAGACTGATATTAAGTGGATGTCTAACGAAGTTGAGAGTAATTTTTTTAGGGATGAGCACTTAGATTGGACAGACAAATTATCTTTTTACAGAAAAGGGTATTACCAAAGAATATATCCCGAATTTACTTACAATCATTTGGAAAAACCGATTGGAGAATACTATCCCGTGGTTTTGAACTCTTCCACGAATTATAATGACGAAAGTAATATTCAATCTAATTGCGTTAAAACTTATATTGGGAAATCTTCGAATATTATTATATCTTTACGCAAAGGTTCTGTGGAATCGGAAGATAGAGCAACTATTGAATATAGACTTTATAAAGAAGGTGACCAAGTGAAATGTCGTAGAGCCCAAAGTTTAGGTAAGTATAACAGTGTATTATCTGACCAATGGACATCACCACTATTGAAATTGGATTTGAAAATGTTATATTACATAAACCATAAAAATTTTAATACAGTCAAAATCACAAAAAAATGTCATAACGACACATTTTTAGAATCAGATTCGTATTGGGATGAAGATGGTATAATTAGGTGGGCATATAAAACAATCGAAGGGGACACTCTAATAATTCACGAATGGATATAATCGAAACACCAAAATATATTGAAACTGAAAGTGAAGAAATATTTTCTCACATTACAATTGAATTCCAAAAAAAAGGGATTGATGAATTCATAAGTAATAAGACATTCACGGTCGTTTGGAGTGAAGGAGATGCTGATGAACAAACAGGAAAAATAAAATTCAGAAAAAAAATTTATAAGACCAAACAAGGATTCTATTTGTATTTATTATTAAATGACGAGGGAACTTCAATGGTCGTGTATTACAAACAACACCAAATAAATGAATTGACAATATTCATATCACAATTATTAAAACAATTTAACAATGACAAAACAATTAACAAGTGAAGAACTAAAACAAAAAATTAACAACAAGGAAAACTTTGTCCTTGACCTATTTGCAACTTGGTGTGGGCCGTGCAAAATAATGTTGGGGAATCTTGAGAAAGTTAATGAATCTTTAATAGAAAAAGGAACTCCGAAATACAGTGTTTATAAATTTGACATTGAACAAGATATGGACCTTATGAAAGAGTGGAATGTTAGGGGAGTTCCAACGATTAAAATATTCGAGAACGGTGAGGAAACTTTTTCAAGACCAGGTGTGATGTCACCGGATCAACTTCTTAAATTATTGGATTAAAGATTATGAAAGATTTGAATGTTATTGTTTATACCATGAAGGGATGTCCTTTCTGTGTTGACTTCAAAAAAATGTTAAAGGAAGAAGGCATAGAGTTTTTCGATAGAGATATCGACGAACATAAAGATGAATATGATGTATTCAGTGAAATAACAGACAATGATTTAATACCAGCATTACTTATTATTGAGGGAAATGGGAAGGATTATAAGTCTTTCCTATATACTCCCGATAAAAATTATAATGAGTTGACTGAGGCAATACAAATAATTAAAGAACACCGAAAAAATATTGGTATTATCTAAAAAATAATAAAATCTTTATTTTTCTGTTTTACAAAGGAATAATCTTCAAGTGGATTTGTGAGTTCAACACTCCAATCCACTTTTTTCATTTCAGAGGACATAGATGACATATCAAAATCGAACACGTCTAATATTGCGGATTTCAATTTCTCATCCTCACAATTTTTATCAACATTGAAAATAGAAATTATATTTTCATTTTCTTCATTTTTATCCAATGATAAATTGAAGATTATGGATGAGTTGGTGTAGTTAGTTGGGATGTTATAAAAAATATGTTTACCATAAAGATAAATTAATCTTCCTTGATGTAATGAATAACCATGAGGGAATTCTGATGTGATAACTAATTCCTCATCAGTAAGTTCTGGAGGGAAACCTTTATAATCGACAGATGATTCACTAATTAAAAATTTTTTAACTTGATTTTTATGGTAAGAACAATTTTCAGATTTATGTAAAATGAATTCTAAGTTTTTTACTTTAGGTAACTTACTACCATATTCTATTAAATCTATTGTATGTGATATTGGTTTAGATGGTTCATACTTTTCGTTGAATTCTTTTGTAATTGAACTTATATCTAAAATTTCTTTATGAGTAGTTTTACCCTTTATGATTACGAAGTTATTGCAATCAACTACAGAAAAAATTGATTCTTCAGTGTTAGGGATTTTTGTTAGTAAAAAGTCTGAAAATAAATTTATGATGTAGATTCGGCTATTTGTTTTTTTAAGTACCATTAAATTCTCTAATTTGTTGAATGATAAGAAAATAAAAAAACAAAAAGAATAGAATTTTTATAGATAATCCGTGAAAATCTCATTGATATTATTTTTGATTTCACTGTAATCGGGATAATCTGGGCCATATACCGTTAAACAATCGAAGTTATCTGCAAGTAATGATAGGTATGACCCATAGTATTCTAATAAACCTCTATTTCCACGATTTGCTTTATCTCGTAAATAGTCCTCAATTATTCCATGGAAGTTAGACGCGACAGGTATTGTAAACCTCTGAATTACCGTGTCTTTTTTGAATTTGTGGGGCATTGAATAAAATTGACCCCTACCATCAACGTATTCTTGTAATTCACTCCAAATTGAATTAATTACCGCACTTTCATGTGCTGATGAGTAAGCGTTACTGTGTATACTATACAAACTGTCGTCAAGGTCTTGAAGTTCTTCGACCAAAAGATGAGTCATTGTTTCTTTGTCATTCAAAATTGTTTCGACAACTGAAGAATCAACTGTTACATAATCAGGATGTCCTTGTTCGTTGGCAATTTCGGATAACACCTCGGTTTCAGGACTAATTCGAGTATTTTGTAACGAGTTAACAATGTAATCTGCCAATATTTTATGATTCTTTGGATTCAATTCAGAAATAACGTCATCATAAACTGAGTCTGTTGTGTATTCAAACCAATTATCAAATTCACCATTTAGAATTTCTTCAACCATGACCCTTGATAAACCATCTCTTGATGATCTATCACAAAATAATTCTGATAAGTCTGATAGGTCCGAAAGGTCTAAGAATACTCTACCATCTTCATCGATTTCCAAATCGGTTAACTTATCCATTATGAATTGATTGAATTGTTGAGGATAAGATTTTTTCAGAAAAAGTAATAATTCATTTTGTATTTCTGAATCCTCAATATCTATTTGGTCTAAATAACCTTTTTTATCCAACACGGCAAAAAATGTTTGAAAATCTCCAAAAAAAGATTTGGCGAGATCTCCTCCATCGTGTAAATCATCTATAAGTTCTTGAAAATCCATATCAATAAATATAAAAAGGGACAAAAAAATTGTCCCTTTCATATATCCCTTTTACTTAAACTTATTTAGAAGTTTTATTTACGTTATAATACTTCTCTACAGTTTTTTTGATAGCGGCTTTAACACCCTCACTTTGTTGTTCTTTTGCTAATTGAGTTGTTGCTTGCTGCTGTTGTTGCGCTTGAGGCTGTGACTGATTATTTTTGCATCCGCATGACATAGTGATAATAATTTAATTTGTTTATGTTTATAAATAGTTCCTTACTTTAATTATATTACATAAAGATATTTATTAAATAAAAAACTGATGAAATTTTCGATGATTAAAGGAATATTACCAGAACAAGATTCAAAGAAGGGTTCCGTGGATATGATTGAAGTAAAAACTAATGTCCTTTATGAGTGGCTACTTGAAAATGGGGAAGATCCAGATGAAGTTTCTATTTCAGATATTGAGCATAGAGGTTCCTATTATGACACAGATGAATTTGCAGTAGAAGGTGTTGATGGAATTTTTGCAGTTGGTACCGACGATGAGATGATGTCAAGCGCGAAAGAATATCTCGAAGACTACATAGAAGAAATGGGATATGGAGGGTTTGATAACTCATTATTAGAAGAACACATTGACAACGAAGAAGTGGCGGCCTATGCCAGAGATTTTTATGAAGATGATGTTTATAGTAACCCTGAAAGTTATTTAGATGACGATAAAAGAATGTTGTCTAGTAAACAAAAAGAACAAGTTGATATTTTTGAAATGAGAAAAGACCGACTTGGAAGAAGTATTGAACAATTCTTGAAGGGATTGGGGGGAGAAAACGATGAGTGGTACCGTAGAAAAATCGAAGAGTTGGAAGTTATTATCGAAGAATTTAATGAAGAAATTGAAATGATAAAGGGTGACCCTGATGGTGACTACCCTGAAACTTTAGTTAGTCAAGTAATTGATGATAATGTAAATCAGGTTAAAACAGACCCTATGCAATTTATTGATGATTTTGGTTTATATGTTTCCGACTACATCAATAAAAGGGAATTTATTGAAGAGGTTATAAATATTGACGGATATGGAAATACCCTTAATAGATATGATGGGACTGCTGATGAGATGTTTCTTGATGGAGATTTATTTTTTGTGATGAGAATTGATTAAAAGTTTTTAACCATTATAATTTTTACATGGGTAGAAAGAAAAAGATATCATTCCAATTAGATCCTGAATGGATTTACAAGGAGCCATTGGATTTTGAATACAACAAATATACATTGTTGGACTATCTACAGAAATGTGATAAGAGTTTTGATAAGTTTGAACTATACCCAAATTTCGTGGAGTTATCATTACATTTGGCTAACATTCAATCAATTTCTAAAGAAAATACACTTTTGTTAACTAACAAAAAGTTTGAATCTCCTGATGATGAAATATTGGTTAAGGAATTGACTCCAAAAAAACCAAGAAAATTAAGTGATAAAGAAGAAGATGAATTGGATAAGACTCTGAAATTCTCAGGTCCAAAATTATTTGATGCCTTCAACATTGCCAAATCAATATGGAATATTGCTTTCGAATCGATTGACTTATATCTTAGAAAAAACAAGAACAACTTAGTTGCTGGGTCAGGATATATTTTTTTCTATCGAAAATCTGAAGAAAAATTATATGTTTGGGAGTATGAAATTAGACCTGATAAGAAAGACAAATCTACAAATCGGACATACTTGGGATTAATTTCTGAAGGTGGTGTTGATGAAAAAACTTTAACAGAAATTATTGAGACCCATTCAAAATGGAATCAAACAGAATTTTACAAGCACTTACCAATATTTGAAATAAAATGCTCACAGAATTTTCCTTTTGAAGAAACAATGGTTCCAATTATTAAGAGAAAAGTTATGTCTTATATTTTTCAAGTCGTTAATTTTGAGAAGACAAACAACTTTGACTCTACAAATTAAAATTCTTATATTTTCGAAATGAGTTTCAACAAGAGATGGGTGACCCTTGACCGATGTGTCTCAGCCCTCAAAGAAGGTAAATTAAAAGAATATTATGGCAAAAGTGAGATGTTACTTTTTCAAGACACCACTTGTTCCTTGATATATAATCTTCACCTTGAAGGAAAAACCGATGATGAAATCCTAAAAACAATTAAATTATAAAAATGAAAGTTATGAATAAAAATCTGATTAAAATGTTGAAGACCTCAGCGGAGGCGGATAAAGCGAAGGCACTTTTAACTTTGGACCTATTGGGGAATACTGGTGTAGGTATTGGAGATCATTCAACCAAAGATTTCTATGCAAATGCCGAAGAAGCATTACTGATGTTAGCAGATGCTGATGAAAGATTGGAGACTATTGAAAAATATTTTGGAAAGAATTAAAAAAATTATAAAAAAGATAGAATGGTTTTTTGATATCTATTTCATTTGGATGTTATATAACCCAAGAAATTATGATAGATACGTTGAATATATTACAAAAAAGTGGGGTAAAAATGAGTAAAGAAATGGTAAACCACCCGAATCATTATGGTGGAGCAGAGAATAATTACGAAGTGATTAAAGTATGTGAAGCTTGGGGATTAGACTACGATGCTTATTTGTTCAACGTAGTTAAATATGTTGCAAGGGCGGGAAAAAAAGATCCGACAAAAGAACTCGAGGACTTGAAAAAAGCTGCGTTTTATTTGGATAGAAAAATTAAAAAATTAGAAAAATTAAAAATTTAGAAAAATGGCTATAATTTGGTTAACAGGTCAACCAGGCTCAGGTAAGACAACCCTATGTAAACGAATGATGTTAAACATGGGTTCGGATGTATTTCATATTGATGGAGATGATTTGAGGGATTTATTTGAAAATAAGGATTACTCTGAAGTTGGACGTAGAAAAAATATTGAACTTGCGCAACAAATCTCAGAATATCTTCATAACAAAGGTAAACACCTATTTGTTTCCTTGGTGTCTCCATATAAAGACCAAAGAGATAAGTTCAAATCAAAGATGGGTAATAATCTTATTGAAGTTTATGTTCATACATCAGAAATACGTGGTAGAGAAAGTTTCTTCGTACAAGACTATGAACCTCCAACAGAAAATTATATAGATATTGATACAACGAATGTTTCAATTAATGATTCTGCAAATATTATTTTGGAGTTTATAAAAACAAATTAAAAACAAACATGAAAAAAATTCACGTAGAGGGAGACCCAAAACTAAAAAATACTGGTGGAAAACAATATTCCATGCTCGTGGGGCGATATCAACCCTTTCATGAAGGACACAGATGGTTAATGAACCAATGTCTTGATGAAGGTAAAAATGTTCTTATTTGTGTAAGAGATATTGAACCTGATGAAAAGAATCCATTCACGTCCCAACAAGTTTATCAAAATATTTCTAACGAACTTGAAGATTTGATTTCAGATGGAAGAGTAAAGGTGATAGTGATTCCTGATATTGAATCCATTAATTTTGGTAGAGGTGTCGGATATGATATTATTGAACATGTTCCACCTCAAGAAGTTGGTGATATTTCGGCAACAAAGATTAGAGAACAAATGAGAAAAGAAGGAAAACTATAATGACAATAGAAACAAATAGGATTATAAATGGTGACTGTGTTGTTGAGATGGGTAAATTACCTGAATCATCAATTGATTTAGTTTTAACATCTCCTCCCTACAACGTCGGTATCGACTATGATACTCATGATGATGAACAATCTATGGAAGATTATTGGAAGTTTACAGAAGAATGGTTGACACAATCATTTCGTGTTCTTAAAGATGATGGAAGGATTGCGGTTAATATTCCTTATGAAATCAATGTTCAAGATAGAGGAGGAAGAGTGTTATTCATGTCTGAATTTTGGGCGGTTATGAAAAAGGTTGGGTTCAAATTTTATGGATTGGTTGATCTTGATGAGAATTCACCACATAGAAGTAAGACCACTGCTTGGGGGTCTTGGATGTCTCCGAGTAGTCCTTATATCTATAATCCAAAGGAGTGTGTTATATTGGCATATAAGAAAGACCGAATCAAGAAAATTAAAGGAGAACCACAATGGAAGTCAGAAATGGCAGACATTGAACAAGAGGATGGAACTTTTAAGACTAAAGCGGTTTATCAAGACGAAGATAAAAAAGAATTTATGTCTTTGGTTTATGGTCAATGGGAATATTTCGCGGATACCAAACAACAGACAAAGGCAACATTCTCAATGGATATTCCATCCAAAGCGATTAAAATTCTTACTTACAAAAATGATATTGTTATGGATCCTTTCGCTGGAAGCGGAACTAGTTTGGCCGCCGCAGAAATTCTCGACAGAAGGTGGATAGGAATTGAATTGAGTCCTAATTACTGTGAAGTGGCTACTAAGAGAGTGCAACATTTTATTAATCAGAAAAAACAAGGAGTCCTTGATTTTGAATCTAAAACTTAAAAAGGTCTATATGACCTTTTTTTTGTTTATAAGTATATTTATTAACATGAAAGAAGAACTTATTAAAAAATTGGTCCAAGTACAACTTCAGTGGAAGTTCTTACATTGGCAAACTTTTGGAGATGCTAAGCATAGATTATACGGAGAAATATATGATGGACTCGGAGACCTCATTGATGAATTTACTGAAGTTATGATGGGAAAATATGGGAGACCTGAATTCGAACCAGAATTTGCTCTTATGTTTCAAGATATATCATCACTTAGTATTCAAAATTTTATGGATGGAATAACAGAATTTTTTGTAAGTTTCTCAGACCAACTTGACCCAAGATATGATACTGATTTGTTAAATATACGTGATGAAATGTTAGCGTTGATAAATAAATCAAAATTCCTTATAACATTGAAATATTAATCATGGCAAAAATTATAAAATTAACTGAATCAGACTTGAAAAGAGTTGTTAAAAGAGTTATTAACGAACAAATGTATCACCGAGAGCATGTCTATAGAATTCAGGCTTTTTTGAACAAAAGAATCAACGCTGGTTTGGTATTGGATGGGAGGACAGGTCGAAATTCAAAGACTGCAGACGCGATCTCTAAGTATCAAGAAATGATTGGAGTATATCCTACAGATGGAACTTGGGGGGAGAAAACTTACGCCAAAATGCCTGAGAAGGATAAAATTATGTTGAAAAACATAAATGCTAATGAGTATGGTGTACACGAAGATCTTTGGGGAAATTTTCTCGATTGGGTCAAAAAACAGTTCTAATGAAAAAAATATTAAAAGAGAGTGGTATTCGGGATATTAAAGTATTAAGTAAACGATATCCCAAAGCAGAAATTTATTTCCATCAAGATTTAGATGGTGTAACTACTGCGATTGCAATGAAAAAGTACCTTGAGAATAACGGTATTAAAGTTGTTGATACTCATGTTATTCAATATGGTGACAAAGAATTCTCAGTGAAAAAGAACGACGCAACTGGTGACACAATGCCAGTTCTTGTGGATTTTGCTCATGGTAAACCGATGTTTGTAATACATACTGACCATCATGATAGACAAGCGGGAGCCGAAGATACTAAATCAACTTCATTTAGACAGTCCCGTTCTAACGTGGAAACTTTGTCTCAAGTCGTTTCTCCAAAAGAATTATTTCCATCACCAGACATTTTGTTGATTAGTACCGTAGACTCTGCTGACTTTGCAAGAAAAAATTTAACACCTGATGATGTTGTAAATTACTTATTTCGAATTGATAAGGAAAAATCCCTTCAGTCAAATAAAATGCTATTGGGTTTAGTCATCAACAAACTGTTGTTAGCATTCAAAAACAAGCCAGGATTTTTAGAAATGTTAGTAATGGATTCAGAACCATCTTTACTTTCAATCCTGAACAATATAAAAAATTGGATGAAAAGTACTGGATCACCATCACCTGAACAATTACAGAAAAATGCTGAAGATTATATTGGAAACATGAAATCTTTCCCTAATGTAACTGATAATATTATTTTCCAATATGGTGGAGGTAGTATGTTCAAGCCAGGTTCATATGACAGATACACTCCTTATAAAAATAATCCTGAGGCTGACTTTTTGATTATGGCATGGCCAATGGGACTCGTTCAAGCATCCTGTAATCCGTTTAAGAAAGATAGAGAACTTAAAGGTGTTAATTTAGGGGAGATTGCACAAGAAGTTTTAAGTAAATGGGAAGACCAACTGAAACAAAAAACTGTACCACTATCAACAATAAAGTGGGTAAGTGAAACAAGTGTTGGACCTGAAAGTGTTGGGTTTACATTCAAAGACTTCAAAGCATTATATGGTGAAAAAATAATGTATATGGAGAATGGCGAACAAATCTTAGAAAAGATTGGTACCATGATGGAAAAATCTTTCAAAAGTTTAACTGAAGATGAAATGAAGATTTTGGACAAAATCGGTGTAAATGCTTGGGATTTGATACAGGCAAACTCGGGAGGTCACAAATGTATAACAAACATTTCAGGGTTGAATTATCTTGGAAGAAGTACAAGACCTCCAAGTGGAGGGACAAGATACGGAGAATCGGAGGATTCACCAACTGTCAAATTTACAAAGATGATTGCAAATCAATTTCAGAAAGTATTGAAAGAAAAGATTGAGTTGTCTAAAACAAGTAATTGATAGTATCACCTGGTTTGATACCTAACTTCAAACAAGCACCTCCACGTAATTCTAACACAATATTACCGTTACCACAGAAAGAAGGACAATCATCTTGTTGACAAGGAGGACAATCGTGATGGATGTTGACAATAACATTATTCTTTATTATGATTATATCGAGGGGAATGATACAGTTTTTCATCCAAAAACATTGTTCTTTTCCCCCCATCAAAAACAACATACCTTGTTTGATGTGTGAAAATCTTTTACCCATCATTCCAATTCTTTGAGATTTTGGGTCGATTAATGTTGTAACTTCGAATCTATGATTATTTATTGATACGTCCATAATTATATAAATACAATTTAAGCTGAAATGTACTCAGGAGTAATATTAAAATACAAGGATAAGTGTTTACTATGTAAACGAAATGGAGAGGATTCGAATCCTAACCAATGGTTCATTCCTACAGGTAAAATTGAACGAGGGGAAACTCCACGCGAGGCGGCTGTTCGTGAACTTTATGAAGAGACTGATTTTGAATTATCGGAGAATGATATAGATTTCATTGGAACAATTCCTGTAATCAACAATGGTGTTAAGTCCGACAAGGACTTTATCTATGTGTTTATATCTGAACTTAGTGATGAAATATTACCTGATTTGGATTCAGCGGTAGACGGGCATGAACATACCAAGTGTGAATACTTCACCTTCAAAGAAACAACAAAATTGGGGTTGGAATCCAATTTTCAATCAATATTAAAAAAATATTTTGAGATAGTTTGATTTTTCATTAAACTTGCTTATATTTATAAAACTGAGTCGAGAGATTCAACACCCCCACAAAAAGTTTCATTTAGTTTGATATAATAAAATATTCTTACTATGTTTGTGAAACATTTGTCCCACAAATGAGAGTTCGAGAGAGAAGGAGTTTGTGGGACTTTTTTGTCAGAAGTTCGTAACTCAAAATATATCGCAGGATAGAGCAGTGGAAGCTCGTCAGGCTCATAACCTGAAGGTCGAAAGTTCGAATCTTTCTCCTGCTACATCAGACCGAATAGATAAGTTTGGTCATCAATGTGGAGGGTCGTAAACCCTCTTATTTTCTCACTTCCCCTACTAAAAAAAAGTAGGGGATTTTTTTTTTATTGTTCGGAATTTAATTATATTTGTAAGACAAACGACGAAGATATGAACATGGCATCCCACAACATCAAGATTCAACACGAAAAATTTGGAGTACTTTTGAATGAGACCTTTGTGAATGGGACTCAGTTCAAGTTGTTCCTTAAAATGGTTCAGGGAAGTATTGAGTTGAAAAACGATTTGACTTTCTTTAATGGAGTGGATTTTTTTGTCCACGTACCTTACAAACATTTGGTGGAGTCAATCATTACTACAAATGTAGATACTTATACACTAGCGGAACATCTTATCAACAAATCTAAAATCGAGGCTGAGGTTACAAAATGATAACTATCGAAAAAATAAAAAAATGGTCTAAAGAACATCCTAACGGTGGAGGTAGAATGACAAATATTTTCAACCAAAAATACGAGTTATCTATTGTTGGAGGTAGACAGGGTCTTTATGGGGATTTCGAAAAAACTTTCGAGATTGCGGTATTCGATACTCAAGATAGAAGATTTATTACTCAATTCTTTTTTCCTGAAAATGCGCATGATGTTGTTGGTTATGTGAGTGGGGGAGACTTGGAGGAGTTTTCAAATGTACTTTTTAGAAAGGACGATTTCCAAGTTAGATGAAACTTGGTGGTGGACGCTTCACAAACCTGTGAGCCCAATTAAAGGAGACTTCGGTCTCCTTTTTTTATTTCCAATATTCTGCGTTCTTCGTTTTCTTGGTTGGTAGTATGTTCATCGAATGTGAATGTAGACTTATTGCTGGTTCATCAGAATAGCTTAAACAATACATTTGATGTGGTTCTACATCAAGGATTTGATGACCTTCACCAGAAGATAGTACTAAGTATTCAGAATCCAATGACGAAAATTCATCTTCAGACATAATTGGGTTATCGGTTCCAACGCTTAGTTCACATTGGTCTTTGATTCTTTTGCTCCAAGTTGCGATAAAAACAAATCGTACAACAACTTCGTCGGTATCAATCTCTCCTTGTCCTTCACATTCACTACATTCTACTTGTCCGTTCACATCACATTCATCACATTTTACAACTCCTCTACCATAACATTCGGGACAATCGATTCTCTCTTCTCCAAAACATTCATCACATTCTTCATCTGAATTTGAGTCGCAATATTCACAATCTATTTCTCCCTCTCCTTCGCAGTTTTTACATTCGACTTCATGACTTCCACCACAATATAGACAATTCATCTCACCAGCTCCTTCACATTCTTCGCAAGTTTTTGAGTATTGTTGTTCAGATGGGGTTGCCAATTCGGCAAATGATAAATTGTTTATCATTTTATCACCCATATCAAAACCTTTTGTCATTTTGTATGAGTAAATGTATAACACTAACTTGATTAAGTTGTCTGGGCCTAAATAACTAAAATAATCTGACTGAGATTTGGCAATTTTCTTTAACCTAAAATACAAGTCCTGTATGGAATCAAATTTTTTAATTGAGTCCTCGAGTTTAAGGGTGATTTTTTTTAGTTTTTCGTTCATAATTAATTATTA